ATCTATGAGCTGCTCTACTCGCAGCACCGCCGAGTACAGTAACAACTTTTCCAGTAAGCGTTAAAGTACTCTTCGCTAAATTATTAAGTTTATTAAATACTATGCTTTTACCTGTTAGTGTCGTTGCTACTTTAGTTAAAACTCTTGTAGTATTCGCAAATAAAGACTTTCCTGTAACTACTACTGCAACTTTAGTAAGAGCATTTATTTTATTTATAGCAAGTGTTTTTCCAGTTATTGTTATTGCTATTTTAACGAGAGTAATTAGTCCTGTAGTAAAAGCCGTAACACTTTTCCCAGTCAAAGTCATTACTACTTTAGTGAGACTATTTACTTTATTTATTATTACATCTTTACCAGTTAATACTAATGCAACCTTCGCAAGAGTATTTACTTTAGCAAGATAAATATCTTTACCTGTTGCTGTTGTTGCTACTTTTGTTAATAAGTTTATTCTATTTGCTAATATATCTTTTCCTGTTAACGTCATAGCAACTTTTGTTAAAGTTACTGTTGCACCTGCCGCCCCATATGTTCCAGCCCGTATCTGATCAATCTCAGCATCAGAAAGAATGTCATCAAACACCACCATCTCATCAAGTTTACCATCTAAAGTATCTACTCCCCCATGATAAGCACCAATCGTAAAATCAGCATCTTCGATATTTATATTATTAGCAAATACATGGGTATCTGTAACACCCCCATTTAATGCTGTAGCTTGTGTAACATTGTAAACTCTTATCCGACCTGTCTTTATTGCGTCATCGTAACTAAAACCTATATGAAACCAATCGACTTCATTTAAAGCTACTGCATAATCCCATTGTTCAGAACTTCCCCCACCGGAATGTCCTTGAAACGTCCTTAATAAATCTCCGGTAGCTTCATAACGCATTGCATAAGAACGTCTATCGCCACCTCCATCATATTTAGCCCAATGAACTTGGTCTGCATCCTGGTCTTGCTTTAAAAAGTAACAAACAGATATTTTTTTATTAGCATCACCATTTTTTAGTGGAAATCCAGCATCTAAATTTGCATCAGTAATATTAAAGTACTCATTATTGGCATCATCGAACTCGGCGCAGCAACTACCTTCCTGATGATCTACAAGATTCTCCTCAACAGTATTATTATCCGTTAGGGTATTGGTGCCTTTTGAATCTGTTGTAAGCGCACCAGACTCAAACCGCCATAGTGCTTTACAATTACCGTCACCTGAGAAATCGTTTGCCATTAGTCTCCTTCGTCTTTCCTAACATACCAATCGTTCCATATACCGGATCTAACTTCAGGGCCTTCATTGATTTGATAAATCCAGTGATCGCCGTCATTGCCATATTTATCAGGCCCAAGACTCGGCTCCCAAAGTTCAAATTTTAAAATATATCCCCAGCCGTCAGGCGACTCATAAACATGACAGGTTAAATGAATCGGAAACTTTACGTTAGCCTTGAAGTTTGTCTTGTCAAAAGCATTCCAGCTATCTTCCTGATCTGAAGGATGCAGACCATAGTCAATATCCACATCACTCTTACCATTCAGTTTACCCTGAGATGGTATCTTCAAACCCTGGAAATACTTTTTCTTGGCAACAAAATAATCTGCCTGCTTGTTGCGAATCTTGATGATTGCATTATCAACAAATGCTTGAATGGTATTAAAATTTGGGTGATCTGTTATTGACATATTTCCTCCTTAAAAACGCCATGATAGATATCATAGCTTTTTAGAAAAGCAGCTAAGCCTTGCATATAACCTTTACTAGCTACTACTACTATCGCTTCATCTTTCATAACGAATAGACTCCAAAGATATTCCTTCTTTTAATAATTGTATATAACCAGCTGCTTCAAGATAGTTATTAACCATCATAGGCATTGGCACTGATGGATAAGTTTTAATAACAGAACAATTCTCTTCTACAACTATTATTGGTATTCCCATTTTAGCACAAGCCTTATGTGGACGGCCCCAACAACCAATAGGAGTAATTAAACAATTAATATCTTTTACAGACAACCCTCTATCACTTATTCTTGGTGCTTTATGAAGCCCTTTAAAAACACAATGAATATAACACTGTGATATAACTTCAGCAGCAATCCTTGGATTAACTACTTCATTGAAAGTTTTTAATTCAGGGTCATCAGATTCAATAGGCGCATGAGCAACAGGTTTATTAATAACATTAGCAATAAGTTTTGATGCCATTGCTTCTACTCCACCCCATGGATTAATACCACCATTTCTGAGGTAATTTAAACTTAATGACTCCGGATGTTCAATTGAAGTGGCTACAGCTAAAGCATCAAATTCATATTTTTTGGTTTGCTCACACAAATGTCTCCATCCAATTACTACTCCAGAAGCACCATTATCATCTAAAGTAGCAATCATTTTCAATTCTATTTTAAGTTCCATTACTTCTATCTCACACCCGATTGTATGTCTTGCAGCATTCACTGCATTGATTGTTTCTGGACGTATAGGTTTATTTACCGCAAGCAGAATCTTATTTGACTTTGATTTTTCGAGAAATATCTCCTCCTTAAGGAATCGGTCGAGAATACTTCCCTCTACATACCAGGTGTTAGAAGGCATCTCATTAATATCAGAAGCATTTACTACATTAGGGTGAGTAATAGCAATGTCGCTAAGAGAAGCTATCAATTTAAAAGCCGGAGTAGCATCTCCTGCATGACCACCAATAGAACAGCCGATCCCCGTAGGGACTATAAACACAGTATTCATTCTCTTATGATCTCCTGTGAATTATATACCTTACCACCAAAAAAACTTTCTGTAAGATGTCTTATTGATTTTGTATCAAAATCCTTACAACTAAATATATTGATAAAAACCTTTTTTAAATCATCAAGTGTGTGAATAACAATTGTACTTGTACTAATAAATTGAACACATGAAGTCCCCTTTAAGTAAGGAGGAGCTTTTTCTTTTTCTTTTAGGTCATCCTCATAATCCCAAAAATAGCAATCTTCCATATCCATATCTATTTTACTACAAAGTACAACAAGATAATAATTAATAGCATCACGATTAAATTTAGATATATCACAATCATGAATATCTAAGATCAATTCTTTTCCATATGATTCCATTACTCAACTGCTCCCTCCTCTGGCAGTATAGATGGTGGTATAGGTACAGCAGGTGGAAGATCTTTCAGATCTTTTTCCTCTTGCTTTTTCAGATCCTCTATTACCTCTTTAGCTTGATCTACTTCTTCCTGCGTAAAGCCTAGGAAGCGCATCAAGAAGATATCCGGAGGCACTACTACATCTGCTCCCATTGCATTGACATAAACTGCTAAAGCTTTAGCTTTTATTTCTGATATTTCTGCTCTCTCCTTTTCTGATTCTGAGTAGACATCTGGCCATTCCACAGTATAGTCTCCAGAGGATGGTTCAGCCACCACTCCTGCTTCTATCATCTTATCAACAAAAGGTCTCAGCACAACAGGCTCAGCATAATCTTCTCGACGTTCATCTATCCTCTCAGCCCAATTCTTTTTGTCCTGTGTAGAAGCTAGCTCTCCTCTTTCACTCCCAGTGAGTATTCTTCTAGGTATTCCAGTAGCAGCAGAAATAAGAGAGAGGTAAACATCTATGTGCTTAGATGGATCAGATACTTGCGAACTCAACTCTGTAATAGTCATCCCTTGTATACGCAAATATCTTTTAAGACCGTGTACATATTCTTCTATCTCATCTTCTAAATCAGTCATAGCTTGACCAATTATTTGCGCATCTTTATCAGCCACAAATCCATAACCTGGAAATGCCCCTCTCCAGAACATCTCAGCACTTCCACCACTCACCAATTCTAAATCTTGTAATCTATTCAATACACATTCAAGCCGAGGAGTACCTCTAACATTACTTTCCAACATGCCTTCTGCTGCATGGATTACACGACTGTGATGAGCCTCTATTACTCTAGTCTTGCTGCTACCTGCTTCCTGAGAAAGTTGTAATGTATATGCCTCTGGCATACCATAACGAGGATCAGTAGTATCTTCCACCCATTTTCCTACACTAGCATTTTGCTCACTATAAGGTTGCAAGTATAAAAGTTCTTTAGAATTGCTATTAAGCTTTTCGGAAATATTTTCTCCATCATCAAAGCCCAGCAAGAGTATTGCATAGTCTCCTATACCAGCTAGCACATCTAGCCGTATAAGATGGTGAAAAATATTTTTTTCTTTTACTAGTGCTCCCCAATCCTTTTCAAATTGCGTTTCCTTCTTCTCTACCTCTGTAATCTTAGGTCTACCTTTCCAAGTAGCAGACACCGGTGCCTTCACTATTCTCTTAGCTACATCTTGACGTTTAAAGCGAGCCTCATAATCAGCATATATAGGAGTTTTAGTATACCCCAAAGCTAAATATATATCTCTAGCCGTACCAAAACTCTTACCCATCCTGGCCATTATTTGCGATCTACCCAAAAGGGCAGAGGCTAGACCTTTCAACTGCTCATCTTCATTAGACTTTACTATCTCTAATGTTTTAGGTTTCGGGTTATTAACTTTTATTCTTTTCACTTTTTACTCCCCCACACTCCTGCTATATTCACAAATGCTAATTTATTAAGTGCTCCAGCCGCAGCATCCCAATCATCTTTATACTTTCCAACCGGAGCATACTCGTGTTGATTTAAAAATTCCTTATTCCAATCACCCACCATCAGATCTACGTTCTTATTTTCTACTTGTACGGCATATGGTTCAGCCCTCACCTCTTTGCTGCCAGTGACTCGGTCTGCTTTGATTACGAAACCAGCTAAATTACGGATAGTATTTTCAGCACTTTCTTTTCCACTACTTCCAGGCTCCTGCTCAACCCAAACACTTACTTTTTTACCATCCATCTCAGCAGTTTGTTTTATTATAGCTTCTCTTTTAGAACTACTCCAATGACCTCTTCTAACATCTTCCACCACGAAGCGGCCACTCCTTAAGCGATGCATCTTTACCCCACTACTAAAAGCACCACCACCCTCAGTGCCGGCTTTATCCCAGTATCTTACTGAAGCTGCAATACTACCAGCATGAAAGCCTCTTACTATAACAAAGTTTTCTACTTGAAACATACCACCACCTCGTGGTGACGGCCTTTGTTGAAACTGAGCAGAGTAAGCATAACTACCCAGTCTCATCTTATACATCTCCAAAGCCTTTGCACCAAACCTATCAGCACAAAGTAACTCTCCTTCTATTACCCTTGGATCAATAAAATCTAAGGAAGTGTTACATCTATTCTCTCCTTCATATTCTGCTGGTAAGCAAAGATGATCATAACCACCTTGCTCTATTACATGACCAGATAGATCATCTTCATGGACTCTTTGTTGTATGATAAAAAAGCTCCTTTGTCCGGATTGTCTACACGGCTTTGCATAGACTCATCCCACCACTGGAGAGTAGATAACCTTGTAACATCACTTTCGCTCTCTTTCACGTTATGTGGATCATCACATACTATAAAGTCTCCACCTTCACCAGTACCAACACCCCTGACAGAAGTGGAGACTCTATAACCAGTAGCACTATTCTCAAATCTTGTCTTCTGATTCTGATCACCAACAAAGCTAAATTTATTACTCCACCGCCTCTGATACCAATCACTTAATATCAGTCTTCTACATTTAACATTATCCCTTGTAGATAATGTTTCAGCATAAGCAGAAAACAGCCATCTCTTCTCTGGATAATTTATCCAAGTCCATGCTGGCCAGAATACAGAAACAATAAGGGATTTTGTATGGCGAGGAGGGATATTTATAAGGAGATATTTAATGAGGCCAGAGCTAACTGCTTCTAGATGGTTACAAATAGCACCTAAATGCCAACCCCAAACTAGCTGCTTTTTAGGTTCTACTATCTTCCATGCCTGTTGAACGAAGTGGGAGAGAGACTTCTCTGCTAGCGCTATCTCCACCACCTCCAGACTTGGCAATGTCTGGATATTGGCTAAGTAATTCTGCGAGTTTTTCAAGATCCTCTTTCCTCATATTTTTTAGTTGCTCTACTTGAATCTTGATAGCTATCATTGCTCTTGTCTCTTTAGTTACATTACCTTGTACATTTACATTACGAGTGTTTTTCCAATCTTCCGGCTGTTGATTAGTAAGCCAAAATACTATTGCCCCAACATCAGGCAATACTTTCTTTTTAGTTTTTTCTACTAGTACCATTTCAAATTTAAATTTCTCTTCATCACCATTTAATGGAACTTTCCTTCTAGCCCATTTCTCTTCCCAATAATCAAAACCTAAGGCTCTGCCCAGTAGGCTTTTCTCCACCTTCTGGCTGTTATACTCTTTCTTGCCCTCTTTTATAGCACTAGAAAAATCAGGATACCGTTTAGTCCACGCCCATATAGTATCGCTCAGGACACCAAACATCTCACCTAGCTGTACATTAGTAGCACCATACAACCTACAAAGCACGTAAGCTTGCCCCACAAAAAGATCTGCATTATATTGCAAGTCTCTACCATCCTGCCCTCTTCGATAATCATCCCACTTCTTTTTCAGAGCAGTACTATTTGGGCTCTTATTCAAAGGAATGTATTTTGGTACTTTAATTCTTTTCATATTCACTACCAACACATGTACAAGGGGTTAATAATTAGGCTTAAGTCTAAACTATTGTTTTTAAAAAGTAAAGCCTTTTTTAGACTTTCAATAAAAATAAACTTTTAGTAGCTAAAACCTCTTGAAATAATTAGAAATAAAAAAACTTTAATTTAAGTTAAGTACGGTTTATAATACTTTAGAGAGAAAAGCTTATAGTAACCAAGCAAAAGAAAAACAATGGAAAGAATAAAGATTAATAATTCAAACCCAAAAGGAAAAGTAGCAAATCCAAATTTAAAGCAAGAGCCCTTTAGGAAAGTCCATATTTACTTTTGGGTTTTCAAAAGGGGGAGATAAGGATGAGACTATCACATAAAATTACATTAATTTTAGTAGGAGTAGTATTAACATTATTTGTGTTTACATTGTTTTGTTCAACCTGAAAATTTTGTACACAAATTTTTTTGTGTTACGAGGAGTATTTTATATTACGAGTTTACGAGTAATATAAAATACTACGAGTAAATAACTAGTTACTAGTCTAGATAACTCCCGCGCGCGCGTAGGGTATAAGTCTCTATAGAGAGGGGAATCTCATGAAAATCATTGGAATAATAGGTAGTCGTAGACGTAATCATAATAATGATTTTACTAAAGTAGCATTTGCTTTTAGGGGTGTCTACGAAGAAGGGGATAGAATTGTATCTGGTGGTTGCCCAAAAGGTGGAGATCATTTTGCTGAAATAATAGCCAAATCTAAAGACATTTCAATATTAATTCATTATCCTAATTGGGAAAAATATGGCAAGGCTGCTGGTTTTGTACGCAACAGTTTTATAGCCAAGGATAGTGATATATTGATAGCTTGCGTAGCTAAAGATAGAACTGGTGGTACTGAAGATACTATAAAAAAATTCCTGATGAAGAAAAAAGATAAGTCTAAATTAATACTTTGTTAAGGAGAACTTGAATGGGTAGACCAGAGAAAGCAGGAAAATTAAGAGGTAAATCGATCATTGAGGACGTCAATCTTTTTTATCAAAATACAACTGCTTTGAAGTATATTAAAGCACTTAAAGAGATTATTGATGAAGAATACGAAAGAAGAACAAAATTGAAATTAATAGGTAAAGAAATCGAATGAGCTGGAATAAAGTTAACTTAATAACCTTGCCAGATGGATCAGATAAATACAAATGCTCTAAATGTGGTTTTACTAAATCCTATCGAGGATTTCGCAGAGATAGTTGTTGTCCAAAGTGTAGAGAAGTACCAATTTTTGGAGCATGGATATCATTAGACCAAAAATTTAATTGCAGCTATTGTTCAGCTGAATTAGTTATATGTCCAAGAGAAGGCCATCCAAATAGTGAATTTTGGAGACATGAACAAGATGATGGAACACTTCTATTTGTCTGTCCCAATGGATGCTTAGAAGATGGCTCTAAAACCAATACACACCTATTGAGGATAAAATCATGAAATTAATCGAAGAAATTATTGATGTAATCAAACAATGCGACAAGATTGATAAAGCTTCCACTAGCCAATTTCCTATGAGTTATAAAGTTGAAGCTCTAAAAGCTAAAGCGGCAGCGCTGCATGCTTGGGCAATTATTTATCACAGAAGTCCTATGACCATGGGAGAGGTAAAGAAACCATGAAAAGAATACTTCCTCCTGAAGAAGAAGATCGCAGAGAATATTTAGTAGAGAAATTTATAATTACCTTAGAAAAAGTCCATTCTAAATTTAATTATAAAAGTCGTGGACTCATAAGATTTAAGCTTCACACTAAACCTAATGGTACTAAGTTTAAGATATTTTGGAGAGCCATTGATTATTTAATTAAGATACGAGGCGCAGCAGGTAATCCAATAGATTGGCTTATAGAGGACTATATTACTTGCTTCTATGAAATGAGTAAAAATATTGAAGACCTGCCTCCACAACTTAATTATTTCTCTCCTACTGATAATGTACAAATGAGGTTTGAAGAATGGATAGCTGAAAAAGAAAGAAAAATCTATCCAGATGAATATTGGATGGTAGATGAAGTAAATTTAAGTAAGTTAAAAGAAGATGTAAATAAGAAAGTTGAAGAGATGAACAAAATGCAAAGTCTTAAAAAAGTACCAGAACCAATAAATATAAATATCATAGAGAGAGGCTAGTAAATGTATACTCATTTAAAACATTCAGATTTGTTAAAGGACAGCGAAAGACATCAATGGAATTTGTCTGGATTAAGTCAGATAAAATTATAAGAATAAAGCCATAATGGTAGATTATGATAAGTTAGACATCGGTAGTGGTGATGAAGATAAAGTAATTTATCATCTCAACACCAATACTGATTTCCTTAAGCTTTGCATCAGAAAAAAGCTTAAGCCTTCTTTTTTTAGCAGTGACGCAAGACGGAAAATAGTAGAAATGATTTTTGATTACTTTAGAACTTACAAAAAATGCCCCAGCTATATTCTACCTGATCTTATAGCAGATAAAATTAGCAGAAGACTTTTAAAGAAAGAGGATCAGGCTATTTTATTTACATATATAGACGTTTTTACTGATTCTGAAGATGGCTCTGTTTCTCCTGAGTATCTTATAGACCGGATAGACTTCTTTATACAAAAGCGCACTGCCTTTACTGCTTTAAATAGGCTTAACAAATTAAAAGATCGCTTAGAGAGTAATCCAGAAAAGATGATAGAAGTAATGAGAGAAGCTATAAAAGATGCTGATATAGGGAAGACTAAGAATATAGAGACTTTTCTTAACAACCCATTAGTGGACATACCCACTAATGTTATTACTCGCTTTAATATAGAAGAAATTGACAGGCCATTAGGTGGTGGATTGAAAGTTCCAAATCTAGTAGTATTACAAGGTTACACTGGGCGAGGTAAGAGTTGGGCCATAGTCCATCTAGCCAAGATAGCTGTAAGGTTTGGATACTGTGTACTAGTAGTAATCAATGAAATGAGTAACAAAGTTTTTAGGCAAAGACTACAGATGTCACTGGCTGGAATGACAACTGGTGATCTTCGAAGTAAAAGGGATGAAGCACAAGAACAAATTAACAGATCTTTTCTTCAAAAGAGTGATATAGTTCTAGTTAGTGAAGATGAGAAAAATATGCCAATAGATGATTTAGAAAGTATAATAGAAGAAAGTGAGCAAGAATTGGGCAAGCCCATTAAACTAATATTACTGGATAGTGCGGATGATTGTTTACCTCCTAAAACTAAACAATGTAAAAGTAGAATAGAAGAATCTACAGCTATCTATACTTGGCTTAAGAATTTTTCTAAAGACGAGGATAAGTGCATAGTAACCACTAGTCAGAGCCAACGTAGAGGAGAGACTTTATTTTGGCTTACTTCTAAAACCATCGGAGATGATATCAATAAAGTCAGAAAGGCTACTCTCGGTATAAGCATTAACGCTAGAGAAGAAGAAGTGAGAAAAAATATTGGAAGACTTCTAGTATTTAAAAATACCAATGGACCTACTGGAGCTAGATGTTGGTTCAAGCCGGATTTTTTCAGAGGACAATTTTGTAAGCAAAGTGGCAAGTACAATATGGCTGAATACAAACAATTATTAGAGACTATAAAAGGAGAAGAAGAATGACAAAAGAAAATAAAAATAAACTTGATACAAAGACAGGAATTCGGGCAGCTTGTACGTGGGGTGATGGCCCTGATGTTTTATTGATTCTTGAAGGTAAAGAACTTATGCTTTATGAAATTCCCTATCATCATAAACCACCTCTGGCTGATGGCACTTATGGGTTTATCAAAGAAGGATCATTATGTTTAACTACCTCTGAGGCCAGAAGATTAGCTTCTCAACTTAATCAATCTGCTAAAGAAGCAGAAGATTTAGATACAAGATACAAAGAGAAGATGAAAGGGGACTCATGATACTTTACACATCACAGTTCTACTACAAAGGCGATGACCGACTTGATATTACCTACAGGGCTAATCATATTCTATCTCCCTCTAAAAATATAGTGACCGATTTCAAATATAACAATCTTCCAGAGTCAGTTTATGAGAGGCTGTATATTCAACGCATAACACGTCACTTTAAAACACGCAGGGTAGAAGTCAAACGATTTTTGGCTTTGCCACAAGTAACAATTGTTTGTTACTGCCCATCAAATAAATTTTGCCATAGATTCTTAGCAGCAAAATGGTTAGTGCAAGAATTTGATGTAGAATATAAAGGGGAGATATAAAACATCTACCGTTTGTTCTAAAGGAGAGAAAATGATTGAATCAATAGTAATTACTTTGTCTATTATTATTTTGTATTTTTTACCATATATCATCGCTGCTTTTTCAAAGTTAAAGAATGCTGCTGCTATTCTCGTAGTCAATACATTCTTAGGGTGGACATTGTTAGGTTGGATTGGTGCCCTTGTTTGGACGCTTGTAGGAATAGCAGATAAAAAAGAAAAGCAGTATGAAGGTGTTACAGAAGTAACAGACGATATGTTGGAGTAAAATAAAAAAGAGGAAGGAGATAAAAGAAAATGGCTAGAAAAATGTTAACCAAAGATTGTTTATTTTGTCCACATTTAGCTGGTAGCAAGAATGGATTACTTTGTTTGTGGGACAGCAGCAAAAAGCGTCACTATAGAGCTAAACTTATTTCAACCTTTAGGCTCAGACATCGGTGTAATCTTACACGTTATATAGAAGAGCTCTCCTCTAAGGAGAAAGTTGATCGTGTAAAATATTTCCGTAAACATCGCCTTCTCACAAATTTTGAATACATTAACTACTACATTTCTATAAGGTTCAGACAACTTTGGACATTACTAACTATAACATACTTAAAAGGTTATCTAAAGAAGAACTTTTCGCGCTAATCCCTGAAGACTTCTCCTTTAAGACTAAACCCTGGACTCAGCAAGTAGCTGCCTTTCTAGGTTGTATAATTAATAGTGGTTTTCTATCTGCTTTAGATCTAGGTACAGGTAAAAGTAAAGTAGCTATAGATGCTTGTAGATATTATAAAGTGAAGAAAGTGTTGGTAATCTGCATGAACAGTGCTATAGAGAAGTGGGCT